AGCAGTAGTATCATTAGAAAATACTGCATTACCATCTTCCGTGTATTCTACGATACCAGATGCAGCACGTGCACATCCTGTAAATTGTGCTTTATTATATCCTTTACCTGATTGATTAACTTTAAATCCTGTGACCTCATTTAAACCTATTTCCGCAGATGCTTCTGCACTTGAAGGAGCCTGTATTACAACTGATGGAGGATTTGCAGCAGAATATCCAGTACCAAACGCAGTCACGTTAATATCTGTAATTGCACCATTGAATATTGCAGCAGTTGCGGTAGCACCTGTACCACCTGCGTATGCTCCTGTACCATCTACACGTTTATCTACAATATAAACAGAAGGAACCTCATCATATCCGCTTCCTCCGTCAAGTAAATCAATACGAATGACTCTTCCGTCTCCATCAACTACAGTTTCTAGAACTTGTGCACCAACAGGATCTACGATTGCTACTCTTGGAACTGATGTATAACCTTGTCCTGCATTAATTGTGGTAATAGATGCAATAGTTCCGTCTGCAGCAAGAACTGTTTGGAAAGATGCTCTAATTGGATTATTACCAGTTGGTTCATCAACATACACTGCAGGAGGGGTTGTATATCCAAATCCTGGATTAGTAATTGTTAAACCACCTGTGATTGATCCACCAGATCCACCATGATAGTGAGAAACGGTCGGAGTGGCAACTGTAGCACCGCCAGGCTGTCGAAAAGTGATTCTAGGTGTAAATGTATATCCAGAACCTGATCCAATTAAATCTACTGCAGTGACAGTTCCATTTGTCACTGTTGCTTTCATTGTTGCTTGTGTAGAACCTGTCTTTGTTGGAGACTCTATCTGAACAACAGGAGGGTTGGTATCACTATACCCTTTACCACCATCAAGTAAGGTGACGGACTTAACACCATTTACTAATGCTTGAGCAGCACCACCTGATCCCACAGTTGTGTTAATGGAAACTTTTGGTGGATATTCAAATCTATAGTTGCTACCATTTACATTAGTTGAGATACCTGTAAGTTCACCATTATCATTTACTCTTGCAAAACCTTCCGCACCACTACCAAAAGAGGGTACAGGTGCTTCTATAGAGAATAGTGATAAGAATCTTCCGTTTGTAGGTGAGGTAGAGAATATAAAGTCTACACCATCAACAAAATAATCTACTTTTGGTATTAATAGTCTTTGATCGTATATTGCGATTACATACTCATCTACAATTGGTTCATACTCTGCACCACCACGAGTTATTCTAAATTGTGTTTTACCTTCACCAAAAGAGTTTGATATATTATCTAATGCAACAATTTGATTCTCTACAAATCCATCTAGGTATGTGATAAAGGTGTTTATAGCATCGTCAGAAGGAATCTTTGTTCTAGGAGCAGTTGCAAAGGTAATAGTGGTTCCATTAACGCTATAGTCTGTACCAGGTGTCAATACCTTACCATATACAGATACTATCAAATGCTGTGCACTTGGAGGTGCAATAGGATTGTCTTGAGATACTAGATTAAACTGAGTAGAAGTGCCATCGAAGAGATTGATAGGACTAAAAAGATTTACCCACTTTAATTTTACCTGATCGTATGAAATACCTGGTGAAAGAGCGATGTTTGGAGAACTGGTTGTGCTCTCATAGTAAATAACCTCATCACCTATGAGAATAGATCCAGACTGCTCTAAAAACTGGTCAATTGACTCTACAACGATTGTATCGCTAGTTGCATCTATTGCTTCTACTAATTTTGTCTTACCATCTAATATACCTACGTCTAACCTATCAATATCAAGATATCCAAGAAAGTTGTTTAGAATATTCTGCCCAAGACCAGTCTTCTCTTGAGATTGATAGTAATACTCAAGAAATCTATTAAAGAGTGGATAGTCTGACTCTATAAATTCGGGAGTCTGGGCAACAACTGCCTGTGAGACTTTATTGATATTTGTCATTTAACCTTTTAGGCTACCGCTACTATATTTGGTGTTTGGTCGAACACTGTAGGACTCAAACTATTTAGTGGGATTGAAGGAGGTGGTGCTGTTCCAATTGGGGAAATTGTCACTTCAGGACTTACTAAGTTAATTATTGTACCTGGTGTTGAAGCAGGTATGGTAGAACTGTTAGCAGGAATGAATTGAACTGGTAATGATAATGATGTTGGAAGTCCTGCAGGATCACTTATAGAACCCGCACCAGTTGTTGAATCAGTAATTGTTATACCAGTGGTAGGAATATTTGTACCTGTTCCAATAACAGCAATAGGACCAAAGGCAATTTCTCCTGTGTCATAGTTGACAGTCCCTGCAGAAGTATTAGTAAATACTTTTCTTGTACCTGTATTATAGAACGTTCTAAGATTTCCATATCCATCATCCTCAAATTGTTGATCAACACCTGGTCTATCTGCTGTACGGAACTGTCCAGAGAGTAGAATTGGTTCTTTCGCTCCATCTACAGACAAGGATGTCTTACTTGGTGCGGAATTATACAAAGCAGAACCAGTAGATATTGTGTATGTGTTAGTTTGGTTGACAACAGGTACAATATATCTCAATAGAGTGACCTGTAGAGATACGTCTGTAATAGCATTATTTGACAGTGTAATCGCCTTCTCGTACGCTTGTGATCTAAATGTACTATTGAAGTTGTTTATCTGAGTTTGTTGTGCCCACTGACTGATTGCAGTCTGTACATTTGTTTTAATTGTAGATGTATCAGAACTACTACCAGTATCATATAGAACAAATACCTTAGTATAGATGTAAAGGTTCTCTGGATCAATGATTACAGGATCAATAGATGCCATTGCATACTTTCTTAGGTCTGCTGCAATGTTCTTTTTAGTTTGATCATTCAATGTAGCACCTGTAGCAGTTTTTACCGCAACAAACACTTTTCCATATACAGGAGGGTTTAGAGAGTCTCCACCGTATGCTACTACTGCATCTGCATTAGGATATACCTTTTTAGTAAGAATAGCGTAATCCCCTGCAGTCACAGCACGGTATTGTGAGGAATAGAATCTAGGAGCATTATATTTGATAGACTCAATAGTCTCAGCAGCACTTCCATTCTGTGATCTTGCCACTTTTACAAGTGTCACAGCAGCAGTGCTATAACTTTGTGCAAGAGTATCCGTCATTCTACCGACATATGAGAAACTATCTACGTCATTTGCCTCCTCACCAGAGGTGACTAGGTACTCAAACATCACAACTTCTCCGTCTTTAAGAGCTCTACCTACAGAATCATCACCAAATTTTACCTCATACCGCATATCTTCACCCTCTGATAGGAAATATACCCTAGTAGTTGCGGTAAGTCCTGTAATTGTATCCACTAAATTGTACAAATCAGAGGTAGTTGATGATTCGTTTGCCTTTACTCTTACGGAAAGTGTGTTAATATCCGCGTCTTCTGATGGAACTTTGTAATTCTGTGTCGCAAAAGTGTTAACAACGTACTGAAAATTGACTATTGACCCTTCTCTTAGAACAAGATTGTTGAAAGTTGCGATACCAGTTGTGGAATTTACCTCAGCAGTTGTATCAGACATCACATTCCACACATAATTACCACCAGTTGCTACTGCACCCTTCTTTAATGTGACAGTAGAAGGGTATGATCCGCTACTTTGTATGGTCTGTACTGTCAAATTTACAGTTGCTTGACTTGCCTGTACAGATCTTGGTACATAATTTAAAAGTTTTGCTATATTAACTACATTATCACGCACTGTGGAAGAGGGTAGGAATGCCTCATTCATTGCCATGTTCGCATTAAACGAACTATAGTAAGTATTGTATGATAGAATATCAATCAGATAGTTCAATGTCGCACCATCAAACTCATAATCCGTAAACTCTTTCCTAGTTCTTAGATAAGATTTGATTGACGCTTTGATGTCATTAAAGTCTAATGCTGTTAAATTATTTGGTGTTGACATTATTCGGGTCTCTTAAGTACGAATGACACAGTTTCAACTAGAGGTTGCCCTACTATTACATATTCTATAGTGACATTGAATTGATTTGCATCATACTGTTCTACTACAGCAAGGTTTTCAATTACAATTCTAGGTTCATGTTGTCCTACAGTATTTAGGATGTCATCTCTAATAGCATCTGCTGTGAAACCATCCATAGGTTCAAACAATAATTGTCTAACTCCAGAACCTATTTGGGGTTGAAATAACTTTTCACCAGGCTGAGTCATCACAAGATTCTTTAATGACTGCTTTATTGAGTTGTCATTAGAAACTGCAGATACATCTTTTGTGAAAGGGTT